CCACAATATCGAGCGATGCTAGATACGGCGTCTTATCAAAATCAGGGGCAGATGCTAAAAAAATGTTTACAGACAAAATTGTCCCAATCTCGGTCAACTATCCGTTCTTCTTCAAGCCTATACAAGACGGAATGGATCGACCAAAAACAGAACTTGCATATAGAGTTCCTGCTTCAAGATTCACTAGAAAAAAACTCGATAGCAATGAACAGATTGAAGAAATCGTTGGCTTGGATACAACTATTGACTGGAAAAATACAGGAGACAACTCCTATGATGGAGAGAAGCTTGCATTACTTGTACATGACGAAGCAGGTAAATGGGAAAAACCAGAGAACATATTAAACAACTGGCGGGTTACAAAAACAACATTAAGATTAGGTAGTAGAATTATAGGTAAGTGCATGATGGGATCAACATCAAATGCTTTAGATAAGGGAGGTAGAAATTACAAAAAATTATATGATGACTCAAATGTTAGTAAAAGAAACCGCAATGGACAGACTCGCTCAGGATTATATAGCTTGTTTATACCTATGGAATGGAACTACGAAGGATACATTGATTCTTATGGATACCCTGTCTTTGAAACTCCAAAATCCAAAACTAAAGGCGTTGATGGTCAAGCGATTGAAATTGGTGTCATCGAGCACTGGGAGAATGAAGTAGATGGTCTTAAGGAAGATCCTGATGGACTTAATGAATTATATAGACAGTTTCCACGTACAGAAAAACACGCCTTCAGAGATGAAACAAAACAATCTTTATTTAATCTTACTAAAATCTATGAACAAATAGATTATAACGAAGATTTAAAACATTCAGGTGTTGTTACTCAAGGTAATTTTCAATGGCAAGATGGAGTACAAGATACAAGCGTTTTGTTTGTACCTACTAAACAAGGTAGGTTTTATGTCTCATGGGTGCCAAACATTAATCAACAGAATAGAGTTCTTATTAAGAACGGTTCTAAATATCCTGGTAATGATCACATGGGAGCTTTTGGTTGTGATAGTTATGATATATCAGGAACAGTTGATGGGAGAGGTTCTAAAGGATCGTTACACGGTTTAACTAAATTTAGTATGGAAAATGCTCCTGCAAATTTAATATTTTTAGAATATATATCAAGACCTCCAACTGCAGAGATCTTCTTCGAAGATGTATTAATGGCTTGCGTGTTTTATGGAATGCCTATATTAGCTGAAAATAATAAACCAAGATTATTATATCATTTTAAAAGAAGAGGTTACAGAGGTTACTCTATGAATCGCCCTGATAAAACCACGCATAAGCTATCTGTTACTGAAAAAGAAATAGGTGGTATACCAAATTCAAGTCAAGATATAAAACAAGCTCATGCAGCCGCTATAGAAGCTTACATAGAAAACTTTGTAGGTTACAATAATGAACAATACGGAACAATGTATTTTCAAAGAACGCTAGAAGATTGGGCAGCTTTTAATATAAACGATAGAACGAAGCATGATGCCTCAATTAGTTCGGGGTTGGCAATCATGGCTTGTAATAAAAATAAATATAGACCAATTGCTGAGGTTATAAAACAACCTGTTAATTTAAATTTTTCTAAATACAACAACAAAGGCAATGCATCAAAAATAATCAATAGATGAAATTAAACACTGGTATTAATAGTGCGTTTCCAAGTCAGATGGTATCTGAAGAGGAAAAGAAAACGATGGAATATGGTTTGTTAGTTGGACAAGCTGTTGAATATGAATGGTTTAGAGGTGGAAGAGTCAATGGAAGTAGATGGAATACAGGACAACAAAATTTTCATAACTTAAGATTATACGCTCGTGGTGAGCAGAACGTACAAAAATATAAAGATGAATTATCTATTAATGGTGATTTGTCTTATTTAAATTTAGACTGGAAGCCAGTACCTATTATACCTAAATTTGTAGATATAGTTGTTAACGGTATAGCTTCTAAAGATTATGATATAAAAGCTTTTTCTCAAGACCCGCAATCATTAAAAGAAAGAACTCAATATGCTACTAGCTTGCTTGAGGATATGTATGGTCAAGAATTAATAGTTCAAGCTAAAGAAACAACAGGTCAAGATCTTTCTCAATCAAATATGCCTGCAAAAGAACTTCCTAGAAATAAAGAAGAACTAGAGCTTCACATGCAATTAAGCTACAAGCAAGGTATAGAAATTGCTGAAGAAGAAGTTATAAACAATGTTTTAGCTTTTAATAAATATAACTTAGTTAATAAAAGAATAATTGAAGATATAGCTACAATTGGTATTGGAGCTGCAAAAACTTCTTTTAATAGAGCAAATGGGGTTGTTGTTGAATATGTAGATCCAGTAAATTTAGTTTATTCATACACTAATGATCCTAATTTTGAAGATATATATTACGTTGGTGAAATAAAGTCTATGACTTTAGGTGAAATAAAAAAACGTTTTCCAAGTCTTACTGATAAAGAAATGGAAATGATGGTTAAATATCCGGGTCGTGATGGTTACATAGCCAATCCAAATTATGACAATGATATGGTTCAAATATTGTTTTTTGAATATAAAACATTTATTGACCAAGTATTTAAAATTAAAAGAACTGAAACTGGTTTAGAAAAAACATTAGAAAAACCAGACACATTTAATCCTCCTGAAAGTGATAATTTTAATAGAGTTTCAAGAAGCATAGAGGTTTTATTCAGTGGAGCAAAAGTAATGGGTGTACCACAAATGCTTGAGTGGAAAATGGCAGAAAACATGACTAGACCTATGGCAGATACCACTAAGGTTAATATGAATTATACAATATGTGCTCCTAATTTGTATCAAGGTCGTATAGAGTCTTTAGTGAGTAGATGTACTAGTTTTGCTGATATGATACAATTAACATCGTTAAAACTACAACAGGTTATACAAAGAATGGTGCCAGATGGTGTATTTGTAGATGTTGATGGTTTAGCTGAGGTTGATTTAGGTAACGGTACTAATTATAATCCACAAGAAGCTTTAAACATGTACTTCCAAACTGGTAGTATAGTTGGTAGAAGTTTAACGCAAGACGGTGATCCTAACAGAGGTAAAGTACCTATACAAGAATTACAATCATCAAGCGCTAATGGAAAGATACAATCACTTGTAAATACGTATCAATATTATCTACAAATGATAAGAGACGTTACTGGTCTTAATGAAGCTAGAGATGGTAGTTTGCCTAATAAAGATTCCTTAGTTGGTCTTCAAAAAATGGCAGCTAATGCTTCAAATATTGCCACTAAACATATATTAGATTCTTCTTTGTATTTAACATTAAGAGTATGTGAGAATATTTCTTTAAGAATTGCAGATGCTTTAGATTTTCCACTAACAGCTGATTCTTTAAAAGAAAGTATTTCTGTTTTCAATGTTGAAACATTAAAAGAAATAGATAAATTAAATCTTCATGACTTTGGTATATTTTTAGAATTAGAACCAGATGACGAAGCAAAAGCTCAATTAGAACAAAACATTCAAGTTGCATTACAAACTCAAGGTATTGATTTAGAAGATGCTATTGACGTACGCCAAATAAAAAATCTTAAGTTGGCTAATCAAATGTTAAAGCTTAAAAGAAAACAAAAACAAAAAGAAGATCAAGCTAACAAAAAGGCTATGATTGCTGCTCAAGGAGAAGCTAACGCTAAAACTGCTGAGTCTGCAGCTATGAATGAAGTTGAAAAACAACAAGCATTAGCTCAAACAGCAATACAAATAGAACAAGCTAAGTCTCAATTTGAAATACAAAGAATGGAACAAGAAGCTTTAATTAAAAAACAATTAATGGCTGAAGAGTTTCAATATCAATTACAGTTAGCTGAAATGCAAGGCAAAGCTAAACAACAAAAAGAAGCTGAAATAGAAGATCGTAAAGATAAGCGAACTAAAATACAAGCTACACAACAATCAAAGATGATTGAACAACGTCAAAACGATTTGTTACCTACAGATTTTGAATCCTCAGGTAATGATAGTATGGGCGGATTTGGATTAGAGCAATTTGCTCCCCAATAAACAATTTTATTAATTTTATATTATTTTATTATGTCAACAGAAGTGAAACAAGAAGGAACTTTTAAGGTAAAACTTAAAAAGCCAAAACAATTAACAAAAAGTGATGAACCTATAAAAGTAGATTTATCAAAACCTAAAACAGAAGCAGATGCCATTCCAGTCGGAGAAACAAAGAAAGTGGTTGTGGGCGAACAAGCCAGAGATAGCGCTGAAGTGGACAAACCAGTATCAGAGCCCAGCCAGGTTTCTGAAATTAAAGAAGAAGAAGAAGTAAAGCCTATAGAAGAAATTGTTGAAAAGCAAATAGAAGAAATAGGTGAAAAACTTGAAGAAAAAGTTATTGCTCCTACTCCACAAGAAGTAAGAGAAATATCTACACTACCTGAGAATATTGAAAAAGTTGTAAACTTTATGAAAGAAACAGGTGGTACATTAGAAGACTATGTTAGATTAAATGCTGACTATTCTAATGTTGACAATGATGCTCTATTAAGAGAGTACTATAAACAAGCTAAGTCACACTTAGATTCTAGTGAAATTAACTTTATGATTGAAGATAATTTTTCATATGATGAAGAAGTGGATGAAGAGCGTGAGATTCGTAAAAAGAAACTTGCGTATAAAGAAGAGGTTGCAAAAGCTTCAAAGCATTTAGAAGGTCTAAAAAGTAAATATTACGAGGAAATCAAGTTGAGACCTGGTACTACTCAAGATCAAAAAAAAGCTATGGATTTTTTCAATCGTTACAATGAAGAGCAAAATACAGCTCAACAACATCATGAAGAATTTAAATCTAATACTAAAGATTATTTCTCTAATGATTTCAAAGGTTTTGATATCGATTTAGGAGAGAAAAAGTTTAGATATGGGGTTAAAAATCCAAGTGAAGTTGCGACTAAACAATCAGATGTTTCTAACATAATTAAGAAGTTCTTAAATGAAGACGGAAGCGTGAAGGATGTTAAAGGTTATCACAAAGCTATGTATGCTGCTGACAATATTGACTCTATTGCAAAACAATTTTATGAGCAAGGTAAATCCGACGCTACTAAAAATATAGTTGCAAAATCTAAAAACATATCTGAAGACGTTAGGTCGACTCCTAGCTCTGAAGTTTTAGTTGGAGGATTAAAAGTTAAAGCAATCAGTGGTATGGATTCTTCAAAACTTAAGATTAAAACAAGAAAATTTAACTAAAAACAAAACAATTAATTATTATGGGACAAATTTCTCCTGTGTTTGGAAGTGTAATACCTTCTCAAAAACAACAATTGCTAGCTGGAAACTACCTAGCATTTAATGCTGGTGCGAATGATTTCGTACAGCAATACCTACCAGAAGTATATGAAGCTGAGGTAGAAAGATACGGAAACAGAACTTTAAACGGTTTCTTACGTATGGTTGGCGCTGAAATGCCAATGACATCTGATCAAGTTATCTGGTCAGAACAAAATAGATTACATGTATCTTACACTGGTGTTAGCTTACTAGCTGGTGCTGTTGCAAACATTTTCAGTATTCCTACTGGACTTGCTGCTCAGCCTGGTTCTGCAGTTAATATCGCTGTTCAAAATGCAATATTTCCTAATGATACGGTAGTCATTATGGATCCTGCAACTGGAAATACTAAAAAAGGTATTGTAGCTACTGTAGCTGCTGGTGCAGGTACAGACACTATCATTACAGTTCTTAACTTTACTCAAGCTAATTTTGCTGCTGGAAATGGTGGTTTTGCTCCTGCTGCTGCTGGTGCTGGAACGCTTAAGATATTCGTTTACGGATCTATCTTTGCAAAAGGAACAGTTGGACCAACTAATACTGGTAATGTACTAAACTCTGTTAAGTCTATTACTCCTCAGTATACTCAATTTTCTAATCAACCAATAATCATAAAAGATTCATTTGAAATAAATGGTTCTGATATGGCTCAAATCGGTTGGGTAGAAGTTGCAACTGAAGATGGTACATCAGGATACTTATGGTATCTAAAAGCTGAATCTG